TCACTTGGCGAGTTGAGCTGCTGGCTTTGGCTTTTGGAAGTCTTCACGGATGAACTTGCCATAGGTTCTGAAGACCATCTCCACGTCCTCATGGCCCAGCTGGCTCGCTATGTACCAAGGGTTGGCACCAGCGGTCAGCATGGTTGAGGCATAGGTGTGCCGGATTTGATAGGGATTCCGGTACTTGATCCCGGCACGCTCCATGATGGGTAGCCATGCAGTTTTACGGATTTGTGCATCCGTGGACCAGGGTGCCAAGGTGCGTGGGTTGAGAAAAACACGCTGACCACGTTTGATGCTGATGGGCTTTTGTGCGATCAGCGCCGCTACAGCATCGGCATTTAGATCCACGACACGCAGCCCTGCAGCCGTTTTGGGGCTCTTGATCACACCTGCAACCTGGTTCAGCTCAATGCGAGCTGTCGCATTCTCAAGGTCGATGTGCTGCCACTCCAGAGCTTGAAGCTCTCCTGGACGCAGTCCGGTGTTGAACCAGAACTGAAAAGTGGGGCGTTCATCATCCCGGCAGGCGGCCAAAATAGCCTCTCGCTCTGACTGCGAGAATGGCTCAATGACGTAATCGCTCGACTTGCTGTTCTGTCGAATCAACTTGGCTAGGGCGATTTGGTCGAATGGGTTACTCACGACCAGCCCATCATTGAGCGCATCTTCGAACACGGAGCGCAATGGCGTGAGCATGTTTCGTATGGCCTTGGCGGTGCAGTCCATGTTGCCGATCCAGTCTCGCAGCAGGGCGGGAGTGACCTCGTGCAACTCCATGCCGTGCCAGCGCTGCATACGCTCGCCAGTCAGGCTTTTTTTGTAACCTGCAAAAGTCGCTGGTGACATCTTGCCGTTCTCCACCTGCTTTTGATAGAGCTGCAGCTGCTTATCAAGCAGCTCTTCCATAAGGCTAGAGTTGACGGTTTTCTTTTTCGCTTTGGTGCTTTCGGGGAAATACTCCTTGTAGACGAACTTTCCATCTGCAATCCGCCGCAGTATTTCGCCGCGAAGGTTAGCGGCGTACTGTACAGACGCTTTGTTGATCGGGCAGGGAGGCAGCAGCTCTCGACACTGTTTGCCCTCCCAGGTAAAGGCCACTTGGATACGTGGCCCTGATGCCATCTGCCGAATTAATACGCCCGTTGGCGTTGAGAGACTTGGTTTCTTATCCATTTGTCTGCTTCCTTCACATTGACATAAAGACGCCGCGCAATCACTGCGCAGTGAGTCCCGTCGAGCCACACGCCTTCTTTACGGCGCTGATGTACCGCATTCGGCGTGGTACCTGTGAGCTCTTGGTATTTGGAAGCCAAGACCCACTCAGGCTCAATGGAGACTCGTGTTTCAGGCGTGGCATTTTTGGATGCTGTGTCGTGGTGCTTCATAGTTCACCCAATAAAAAAGCCCCGGCTTAGCGGGGCTGTGGTTCGTCAAAATCAGGCCAAGGTGTGCGCTTGTCGCGGCGTTGACGGGCTCTGCGGCTCATTTGGCCTCCTTTTCTGCTGTGCGGCCGGCGCTTTCGTCCTCTTCCTGCGCGGCAATTTCGGCCAACTGCTCTTGGGTGAAATCGGTATCCGCTAGCACATAAGGCGCGGCATTGGCGACTTGGTAGAAGCGTGGCGATGGGCATTCGGCAAGCCAATGCTCTAGCAGGGTCTGCAGTTTTGCCTTGTGCTCTGGCGACACTTCGGGGTAGCCCTCTGCGTATTCGCCACCAAAGTCGTTGGCCCGCACAGCAATGTCTTCAATCACGCTGTCGGCATCCGCAAAGTCCGACATGCTCGGGCGCTTGGCTGTGCCGCGCCAAACTTTGTGTCCTGGTCGGACTTCATAGCCTCGCTCGTCAAGCAGGTCGCCCAGGCTGTCGTGGTTGAATTCCTCGCCGTCTATCGACCAGCATTCCTTTTGTTCGGTATTGCTCATGACTTCTCCTTTAGTGCCCACAAGGCAGGCCTTCGCCTTCCTGGGGTTCGTGGTGGACAGGTGCGCCGCAGCTGGCGCAGCGCTTGGGTGGGTTCAGGGGCTGAGGTGTGGGCAGGGTGCTCATGTTGTGCTCCAGTAAAAAAGCCCGCCTGGCATGTGCCGTGCGGGCTTAGGTGAAGTGAGGTGGTTTTAGGCAACAATAGGGACTGATTCAAATATGGAAATTTTGTGAACCAACCTATTGCACACGCCGAACTCATCGCAAGTTATAAAAAAGTTGCTGCTGAAGCTGCCCAAAAAGCGGCTCTTGTACTGACCTTGTCTTCCAAAGGCCCTGCCACACTGAAAACGGCGGCTGAGACAGCATCTAAAGCCGCTCGTCGTCGCGATGTGATTGCATCTAAGCTTGCAAAGCTTGGGGTTGCGCTTCCTGTTTAAGTGCAGTGCCAACACATGGGTGCACTGCTGACCAGTCAGTTGTGAGCCCTTAATAACAAAACCCGCTTCTGCGGGTTTTTTGTTTAGCGTGCCCAGGTTTGGGGTGCTGCGTTGTATAGCAAACCGGAGGGAGGCGTTTGCGGCTTAGACTGCTTGAATGTCTAGCCTGTACGAATCAATGACCGGTGCCTTGCGTGAGCACTGGAAAGCCCACAACAACGCATACCCCCAGCGCTTTGAGCTGACTGCCAGCGCGCATGCGGCCTTGGTGGAAAACCGTGAGCTGGTGGTCACAACCATGAACTACAGCAACCGCAGTGCGCTGGGCGAGGACTTCTTGGGCGTGCCCATTGTTGTGTCCGACGCTGGCAATGTGATGGTGGCCGCTGATGGCGCACGCGTGTCGCTCAGCATCTGATTAGCAGCTTCGCTCTTCATGTGCAGGGGGATCAGGACAGCACCCAGTAGGGCGCTGTGCTCATGCCTCTGTGGGGCAAATAAAAATCCGTCGCCCTCTTGCTTCATGCGCAAAATTGATGTACTTGTATTTAGGAGTACACATGCTCAGTACAAGTACGCAAAAAATTCAAGCCTCCGGTTATGAGGCCACTCTCAGAATCAAGTGCCGCGATGGCGTCTATAGCGGAAGTCTTGAGGACTTGCCGGATGACCTTAAGACGGTTGAGCACCCGCTAATCAATGACTCCGGTGCGCATACCTTGCGTGAAAACGTGATAGCTTGGGGTAAGTTAAGACTTGCGGCGCTGGTAAAACTAAAAGAACGCCCGCACTAGGCGGGCATGTGGTTGCGGGTTAGTGCACAGCAGCCTCGGCCGCCACACTGTCTGCAAACGCCTGCTCAGGCGTCAGCGCAGGGGTGAACGGGCTCCCCACTTGCTTGTCTTCTGCGTCCAGGCTATAGGGCAGCGGGCTCTCAATGTCCTGCTGCTCATCTTTGACTTCGGGCGCCTCCAGCATGATGGGCACCTCGTGCTGCACCAGCAGGGCTAGCTTGCCCATGGTCTTTTCCGTCAGGTTGGTGGAGCACTGTACGCGGAACGTGAGTTCCACCGTGCCGCCTTCCTTGGGGTTGATGCGGAAATCGTTGACCTTGCAGTCAAGCAACTGGATGTCGCTGGCACCGCCCAGTCCATGTTCAATCGTCAGCGTGTAGCCTGCGTATTCCTTGCCCCACTTGATCGTGCCCATGAAAGGAAAACGCAAGTTGGGCAGGTTCACCAGCTCATCGACTCCATCGAGCTGCTGCTGGCCCCCTTGGCCACCGGCCTCGCTCTTGTGGTACAGGCTGGAGAGCAGGGCACCGTCTAAGTGGCTCAGTATCGTGTTGGGAGCATCGAGCTGAAATTTCAGATCGACTGCAGGGTGCAACTCATCGGGGCCGTGCTTTTCGCTACGGGCATTGATGCTGCACAGCTTGGCCGGTGTGAAGTCTTCTAGTTCGAAGGCCATGGTGTTCCCTTACTTTTTAGTTTGCTCTTGGATTGCGAAATACACACGCATGCAGGCCAGTGCATCACCGCGGGCGGTGTGCTGCCCTGGAAAGTCCTGCCCGAAAAAGTGCTGGTAAGCCTCCAGCAGCGTCGGCGTTTTGTTGCCACCGCGCATCTTGGCCGTAGGTGGCAACTTGCAGATCGGTGTTGCCAGGCGCGCGGTGCACTCTGCGGCAGCAGCCTTCCATTCATCGGACATGGGCAGGTCTTCGTCCGGCTCACGAGGATCAATAAAACGCTTAGCGCCGATGCGCACCACACGGGCATCAAACGGCTCGTTGTGGCCAATACGAACCGTTGCATTGCTGTGCAGTGCCAGCAGCATGTCAACAGCCTGGGCTTCAGGGATGCCGAAATCCAGTGCCTTCTGGGTGCTGATGCCGTGGATGGCGGTCATGTCATCCGGAATGGTCCAGCCTTGGGGGCGAACGATTACGTCCATGGAGGAGAGGGTTTCGCGGGTGTCCAAGTCAACCAAGAACGCGGCCAGCTGCACGATGTGTGGTTGATCTGGGTGGCTGCTGGGTTCTTTGAACAGTGGCAGGCCGGTCGTCTCGGCGTCGTAAAAGAGTGCGGTGCGCATGATTTCCTTATGGTTCAGGCAATAAAAAAACCCGCTGGGTTAGAGCGGGCCTGCGGTAGTAGCTATTGTTTTGATCAGTTCAGCGCATCCTTGAGGGCTTTGCCTGCGGTGAACTTGGGCACCTTGGCGGCCTTGATCTCGACTGCTTCGCCAGTGCGAGGGTTGCGCCCAGTGCGCGCTGCACGCTTGTTCACGGAGAAGGTGCCAAAGCCCACCAGCGAGACAGTGCCACCTTTTTTGAGGGTGGACTTCACGGCTTCAATGGTGGCATCCAGGGAGCGTGCTGCGGCTGCCTTGGAAATATCGGCGTTGTGTGCAATGTGCTCAATCAGGTCTGCCTTGTTCATGGATGGCTCCTTTTAGACGGTAAAAAGTTAGTCTAGCGCTTATCTGCAAAAGCACTAGCGCTATGTTTTATGCATTGACTGCTTGCAAGTCATCGGCTAGCTTGCGATAGCCCAAGGAAAGCAGGAGCATCAGGCGGCGGGCATTGGCTTCGGTAATTTGCACGGCAGAGCGCTCTTTGCTGAACGCAATACCGTGGTGCTCCAACGTGGCAGCGCTAATCTTGCCAAGGCCCAAACCTTCCATGCGCGTGTTCAACTGGCCCAGAGTCAAGAGTGGGCCACTGTCGGCTGCAGCACTGGCCTGCGCTGCCGTGATTGCTTCTTGTGCATCCACACCAGCCAGATCCTCTGCCGCCTTATGGGCTACCAGCCCCTTTAAGTCCTGGGCAACTGGCTGGGCCAGCTCCCCAGACTGCTGGGCCTGAGCGATGGCTGCTTGCTCTTGCTGTGCCTGCTGCTGGATGCGCAGGCGCTCCTGTTCAGCGTCCTGCTGGGCTTTGGCCGCCGCTTCGCGCTCCAGGCGTGCCGCTTCCTCGGCGCGGATGCGCTCGAGCTCTTTCTCCAGGCGTGCGGCCTCGGCCTGCTTGTGGTTGCCGATGCGCAGGGCGGCCAGGGCTTGGAAGTCTTCTTCGGCCTTGGTGCCCACGGTCGCAAAGTCAGCAAACAGGGCAATCCAGTCGCTATCCTCTTGCGCCAGGTGCTTGCGGTTAGCCTCCAGACGGGCGGCCAGCTGGTTGGCGTCGTGCTTGGCGTTGGTCAGGGCTACGGCCACCTTGTCGCGCATGCTGTCCAGCGACTTCAGCCCCTTGATCGTTTCCGCAAAACCACCCGCGACACGTGGCAGCCAGTTGGCGCCCAGGCGCTGGTTCAGAGCTTGAATGTGCTGGTCAAGCTGCGCTTGTGCACCAGTGACGATTTCTGTGCGGCGTGCTTCCTTTTCTGCCGCCACCAGCTTCTCCGTAGCCAAGCGGGTAGTGCGTGCCAAGTTCTTCAGGTCAGCGACCGTGCGGCGCATCAATTCCACGTCGCTGATCTGGGCCAGTGCGCCATCTTCGGCTGTGGCCAAGGCTTCTTCGGCCTTTTTCAGCGCCTTGGTTGCGGCTTCAGCATCGGCAAACTCTTGGTCAGTCGCAGGCTTGGCTGGGATGCGGGCAATGAACTGGCGCAGTGCATCGCCAAAGGCATCCAGATTGCCACCCACTGTCAGAGCACCGTTCACCTGTACCACCACAGCGGGCAGGCTCTCCACGGGGGCAGCCACAGCAGGAGCATGGCGCTCAGCTGCTGGGTCATAGGCGGCCACATCCTTTTCCAGCTGCTCCCAGCCAGCAATGATCTGGGCGCGCAGCTCTGCATCGGGCTCGTACCAGCAGTGGCGCTCTTCGACCAATTGGCCGTCTCCCGTCCACTCGCTGGCCATGAACAGGATGCGCTCGCAGCCTGACACCATGGCTTGGTGCTCCATCTGGACTTGGTACTGCAGAGGAAGATCTGTGCCCGTGCAGCCTTTGTGCATGGCTTCGCGCAAGCTCTTGTTGAGAGTCTTATGCTCCAGAGCCTGGTCGTTCATGAAGGTCAGACCGTCAAAGCTGGCGCTGTACTTGCCCTTCACCCCCACGCATGGCGACAAGTCCTCGCCAATGATTTCCTCTGCCAGTGGACGGGCCAAGGCTTCAAAGCGGTGGCCATCATCAAAGCGGCGCTGCGTTGCTGCATCCACTTCGCCAGTCAGGCCGGTGGCCAGTTCCTTGACCAGTTCTGAGCGGGTTTTGTAGCTGCTGCAGCCCATCATGGCTGGGGCATCGCTGGCGTTGAAGTGCTTGGCGCGGTGGGCATGCCATTCGGCACCACCTTGTACGAGGGATACGATTTGCATGCTCATGCTTGCTCCAACTCCGCCTGCTTGGCGGCAAAGATTTCATTGAGACGCAGCGCGGCGGCTTCATCAGTGATGGCTTCGATCAGACCTGTCAGCTCATAGAGCTTGTCCAGGTCGTTGCAGGCCTGCATGTCGGCGGCGAGCTTTTCGGCGTCTACTTGCGGTGCGTCAGTGGCAGTGGTTGAGGCGGGCTGCTGCAACTTGGCAACCTCGTCGCGCAGTTGCTTTTCCTGGGCGGGCGTGACTGTTGCTTTGGACTTGAGCCACGCCAGCACGTCTTCAATCGTCTTTTGGCCATCCACCACTGACTTGGCCCACTTGCCCACGTTGTGGTCAAACTTCGCCTGGTCGTAGTCGGGCAACACCACCTCGGCGGGGCCCATGTTCTTTTCGACGCCAGTTGGTTGAGGGGTAGCCGCCATGTCCTGTAGCTCTTCAGCAATCGGCATGCCGCGCAGCACATCAGGAAACACATCGCGCAACGCAAAAGCACGGGCACGCATCTGCCGCATGCGCTTTGGGTACTGCGTCCATGGGCCTTGCTTGCCTGCCAAGCCAGCCTTGATTGCGTCATCCATGCTGAAGCTGCGCACCTGCTCTGGTGCTCCCTTGCGCTTGACGCGGCAGTAGGCAGTTTTGCCGTCATCGTCTTCGGTGACGTATTCGCAAACGGGGCTGGCCAGCACCAGGGCAATTACCGCATCACCCCAGAGTGCAGGGCGACCGTTGATCACAGCTAGGTTCTGCAGCGATTGCAGAGGCTTCAGGCCCAGCTCGCTGCCCCACTGCATGGCAATAAGGCAGTTGCCTGGCTTGCCCTTGAAATCCTTGGGCACCATATCGCTTTCGGCCAAGTAGTTTGAGAAGGTCAGCGCCTGCTCAAACGTCTGGGGGCTCAGGTCAAACTGACCAGCGGGGCGCAAGGCCGTGCCTGCTGCCTGGGTTGTTACTGAATTCATTCAAGCCTCACAGTGGAAAAGCAGGGTTGGGGGTGCACTTGGCTATGACGCCAGCGCAGAAGATGGCAAGGCAGATCACGCCAGCCACCCAAAACAAAGCCCGCACAGTGGCGGGCTTGAATCGGCGGCGTTTGGGCATGCGCTGCAGTTGCAGGGGTGGGCTCATGCTGGCCTCACAGTCACGGCGCACTTTGGCGTGCCAGCAAACAAAAAGGCCGCTGCAGTAGCGGCCTCGCGGGAGGGGAAAGAGTCACGGCTCGGTTGGCCGTTCACTTTGAAGATGTATCGCATGGTCTTGTCTCCTATAGCGCATCCGCGCTGTGCTCGGAATCCGTGGGCCCCAGCAGCTCGCGCACCTCTTCGGGTGGCGCTGGCGGCGGGTAGGTTGGAGGTGGGGTGTACTCAGGCTGCATCCGGCCACCCCGCAATGTCTCGCCATCTGTGCTTTGCAATAAAGCAGGCCAGTGCCTCGCGCAGCTTTTGTGCCGCTGGATCTGTCATCAGCGCATCAAAGGCATCCGTCACGTCCGTGTCGTTGCCAATGGCTTCTGCCAGTTCGTCGTCAGGCGTTATCAGCGCTTCGCCCATGTCGTGCGCCTTGAACCAGCTCGTTTGTTTGGAGCCTAGAGCGGCCAGAGCGATGCCGTAGGCTTCAATCTCCAGCGCTTCAGCCTGTGCGGCGCGGCGGTCTTGTTCATCCTCCCAGCGCTCGGCATCGGCGCAGGGGTTGCTGGTGGGGCCGAAGTAGCCCACTGGGTGACGTGCGTTCATACGACCTCCAGAAATAAAAAAGCCCGCTGGACATTGCTGCACAGCGGGCAAAAGTCCACGGAACGTGAACCCCACAAAAAAGAAAGCCGGCGCCTTTCGGCATGTCATGGGAATGCATGAGAGGGAGGGCGGAGATACCCGCGACCCGGCTGGAAATTTGAAGTTATTGCTTTTGGTTGTTTATGCTCGCAAGCATGAAAAGCAAATTTACGAAGCAGGAGTTATTAAAGAGGGCCTGTTTCAGGGCTGCCTTTTTGATTCATGGGCGCTGGGAAGAAACGGGCTTTTCAGATACTGCCTACTTGGATTATTTGATCGTTCGTGACGAACTGGTGCATGTTGGCAACTCCTTGAAAGGAACAGAGTGTCGAGAGCATGTCGTGCCACGCGTTTTGATTTGCTACGAAGCACACTCAATGTTTGCTGATGGTGCCACTGTCGAGGACGTGGCTAAATTCATCGAGCGGCACTTGAAAATCGTTCGAATTAGCAGACCTGAGAGAAAGTGCTTGGATGGCTCTGCAGGCATGAATCTAAAAGAAAAAATGCCGTCAGGGTGGGCCTTCAATCGGGACAGCATCTATGCACGTCTAGATGCAGCTGGAATTGAGTACCGCCTATTTGATGAGCGCGGCTAAATTACAAGCCGCAACCCTCTGTCACAAGGCTGTGGTTTTCCCTCTGATGTCGCTCAGAGGGCAGCGCCGATTGTTCGGGACGTGTTTTGCAAGGCTGGTTGCTGCGGTAATGGATCGCCACTCCAAAAGTGTTGACTGCCAAATTGGCTACTTCCGCCTTTACTCGCCTTGGAAGGTTTTTGGCCGTGTCTTTCCGGCCTGTCAGCGCATAAGCGCCGGACGTTGCTGTTCTTGGCCTTCCGATATGCCTCACCGCCGTATAGATCCCAGCGTTTGGATTTCGCGTGGCCTTTTGATGTTCCTGTTGCTTGTCCCATCCGGGGGCAGAGCAGTACTGACTTAGACGACCGATGGCCTTTTATGACTCGCTACCACCTGCGAGGGTGCTTTATTTACCCAGCCTGCCAAGCTGCAAGAGCATAAGGTGCTGGCTCGATCACTTGGCACCAATCGCTTTGGCGCACCTGCTGCTGCGCTCCTGAGAGCTAACCCCGCCTTTGCTTCCTGTCGGCTTCGGCCCCGGATCGCTGGGCCTTGGGTGTTTCGCGGTTTGGTGCTGTCGATGGGTGAATATTACTAAACGGTAATTTAAAAAGCAATACCAAAAAGTAATTATTTTTACGATCCTGTGTACCATCCCCCCATGACCACACACCGCACAGACGAAAAAAAGCCCGCTCGGGGCGGGTTCTGGAAGAAGCGAGAGCTGGAGAAGCCGAGGTTCCGGCGCACTTTTGGGTTCTACTGGACCTGTGAGGGCATGGGTTTCACTGCCGGCGGACGTTGTCCCAAGGATGTGTATCTGAAGTGGCGCTACTGTGTTGGCCCTTTGTCGATTAGCGAGCGCCTGCGCCTGGTGTTTGTGCCTTGGTCTCTTGAGTGGGGCTGGGCGAACGCAGGGACTTCTTAAGCTTGAAAGTGCAAATGAATGATTGGGACGAGCAAGAAGGCAGTGCCGACAACCGAAAGCCCTGATGCCGTCCAGCCCATCGCGTAAATCCACTTCCAACGGCTATCGAACTTAGCGCTGGATTCAGGGCTCATAAACAGATCCTCAAGTGTCTTGCTACCTCCCCAGAGCACACCTTCAAAGCGGCGCTTGGCATCGTTTGCAATATCCTTCATAAGGATTGCTGTGCAATGCATGCGATAGATGCAAAGTGCAAATGCGATGAAGAAAATACCGCCAGCGATCGAGTGCCATAAAGGGGAACTGATCTTTTGAATCTGCATGGCAGCAAATGACCCCGCCATGCCGGTCGCGCAGAACAGAGCAATGTGCTTGATTGTCTCCATGGACCACTGCGCAGCATTTGTTCTGGACAGATCCTCAGACTTCACAAGTCGGTGAATTATTTCGCGAGCCTGCTCTGGGTGATCGGCAATGGTTGGCTTGTGTGGTGCTGGCGCGGCGGCGGGTGCGAATGTCTTGCGCGCCTGTTTATTGACGTTGTTCATTGCACCTTGCGATTATTCACAGAACCCACACCCAGAGGGATAGGCGCGACGTGGAAGAGGTTCATTGGTTATTGAACGTATGTATTCTGTACGCGCCTTGATCGAATCAAATAAGCGCTCCAGATGAATGCGCTAATGCATGATCCCAAAATCCCTCCCAGCACTTCATGATTAACTACTGTAGCGAGTGGTTCGTTTGAGATATACGCAATAGCCAGCAAGCCCAAGATGGCAGTTAGTGGGCCGCCAATCCATAGCATCGTGATCACTCGTTTTGTGGTGCTTCTTAATCTAGTTTTCCAAAGCAAAAATCCAGCGCCAATCAAAATCGCTGCTTGAACAATTCCAACTGTCCACGATACTTCTTTCATTTGATTCCAAAGTGGAAGATTTATAAGATTTGGAAATTGCGATTCAGCGGCTTGTATTTCTCCAGTCACCCTTCCAAGGATGGCCAATGGCGCGAGAATAGTTAATGAAACTATCAAAAACCTTAACCACCCTCCGATTCCTGCTAAATGCTTATGGTTGGCGGTGCTAATGTTTGCACTGTCGTTTTTGTACTCCATGCATCCCTCGCATTAAAAGTGTTAGTGAAATGGGTTGGTTATTTACGTCGAGATCCCCTGTGGCGCTCGGTCACGCAAAGCTGCGAAGCGACCATGATCCCAGCACACGCCCTTGAATGTGCAAACGGTGCGGCACCTCTTTCAGCGGCAACTCTTCCGCCTTGCGTCCATCGTTGCTCTCAATCAGCACATTGCCCGTGGCTATGGACACGCTGAGGCGTTTGACGCGCACCAGATCATCTAGTGTCAGGATGTAGATGCCGTCATCCGTGAACTCGTTGGTGGGCTGCACAAACATGATGTCGCCATCTTCGATCACGCCGGTCATGCTGCTGCCTCTGGCGGTCAGAACCTTCAAGGTGCGAGGGTTTGCGTTCAATCGCTGGCGGATATAGCTCTCCAGCACATCAATGTGCTGAACAACCTCTTGCGCTGGGTACCTGCCATGTCCAGCCGCAGCCTCAGCCAAGACTGGAAGGCGGACATAGCCTTCGACAACTTCTCTATCAGCACGCAAAAGCTCAATCGGCTGCGCTTGAGGTGCGGAGTCTCTTATCTCTAGGTACTGCTCTGGCATTCCTGTCTGAGCCTCAAGGTTGCGCGCCTTGACGCTACCGAAAGACTTGTCTTTCAGCAGTGCTGAGATTTCACCTTGATTAAGTTTGTGTGCACTGACAAATGCAGCCTGCGAGCCGTTGAATTTTTCGTCAATCCATTGACGAAGGCGTGCTCGCCTGTTTTCTGCATCGCGGATAGCTGCTTCGGATCTATTAACCATCGGGTGATTCTCGATTACTGCCAGGTAAATTACCAAAGGGTGTTGTCATTGCATTACTAAACAGTAATAATGCGGACATGCAAACACTCCTCAACTACTTGAACGGCCTTGGTAAAGCAGATCGCGCTTCATTCGTGGAGCGTTGCGGCACCAGCGAGGGTTATCTGCGCAAAGCGATCAGCAAGGGGCAGCAGCTGGGAGAAAAGCTGTGCATTGCGATTGATCGCGAGTCCAAGCGCGCAGTGACATGTGAAGAACTGCGCCCTGACGTTGACTGGGCCTACCTGCGCGATTCCACCCCAGCCCCCCAGGAGGCCTGACCCATGACCTCCATCCAAATCCCTGCAGGCCAGGACGAGCAAGAGTTGCTTGAGCTGATCCATGCCTGCGGTTGCTACGACGGCAACAAGACCCGCATGTACCGCGCTGCGTTGCGTGAAGGCCTGAAGAAGTTGGTTGTAAAGCATGGCCTCAGTGTCATGGTGGCCAACCTGCCTGCCAATGAGCTGATGGCTGAAGCTTTCGCCCAAAAAGAAGCTGGCGAGGTGCGCTTGTGAGAAATCCAGCAGCAGCACAACGTCCTACACAGCGCAGCGCCTGGGACATTCCAGCGCGCTCCATCGCCCAGGACTTTCATCAAACCACCCGCCTGGCCCACGCCCCCAAGCCCAGCCAGTATTTCCAGATCACCAAAGCCGCTGACACGCACCGCACACAGCGCATCTCGAAGGCAGCGATATGAGCACCATCATCATGTCCCAATGCTGGCCGCTTGACGGCATGTCTGCAGCGCAAAAGGCTGTGCTGATCTCTTTGGCCGACCAATCCAACGATGACGGCGTGTGCTGGCCATCCGTTGGCACGATTGCCAAGCGCACATGCCTGTCCGAGCGCGCAGTACAAGAAGCGCTGCAGTGGCTGCAAACCACTGGGGCGGTTTTCCGCGAGTACAAAGCCAACCGCTCAACGGTCTATACCGTCACGCCGCTGCGCTTTGATCCGACCAAGGCTCCTGCGCCACGCAGCCGAAGCAAGGGTGCAGATGGCGCACCCCCCGCACCAGGCGCACCCCCCGCACCAGGCGCACCAGTGGGTGCAGGAGGCGCACCTCTAGGGGTGAACCAGGCGCACCCCACCCCCGCACCAGGCGCACCCAAATCATCATTGAACCGTAAAGGGAACCATCAAGGAACCGCCAAAGCGCAAGCGCTCGGCTTCGATGGTGTGAGCGATGAGCTTTTGGCCGACTGGCAAGCAGTGCGCAGTGCAAAGCGCGCCGGTCCATTGACAGCCACTGCGGCGAAGGGGTTGCAGCGCGAGGCACGCAAGGCTGGACTGACAGACAGCGAGGCAATCGAAATCTGCTGCACCAACGGCTGGCAAGGATTCCGGGCGGCCTGGCACCAGCAAGACACGCGGCCAGCGGTAAGCCGCACAACCGCCAACACCCACAAGCACGCCGCCGCTTACGCGACGATTTTGGAGGCCTAAGCCATGCAAGCAGTCTCAACACTCGTCCAGCCTGGCATGCAGCAGGCCCAGCAGCAAGAACAAAAAGGCATTTCCGCAGGCGTGAAGAACCTGTTTCTGATGCTGCAGGGCAGCTACGGCGCTCCGTTCTTGGCCAAGTTCTCGTCCGGCGTGAAGGACGACCAAGGGCGCGACTTGGGCATCCGCTCAACCATGAAGGTGTGGGACGCGCGCTTGGCGAAGTACCCGGCTGACGTGCTGGCCACGGCTTATGAGCGCGTCATTGTGGAGTCGCCGGAGTTTCCCCCCAGCCTGCCCCTGATCGAAAAGATTTGCCAGGCCGCCATGCCGCGCAAGACCTACGCGCAAGAGCAGGGGCTGCCAGCTCTGCCCGCTCCGCAGCGCCAGGCCGTTCGGGTTGAGGTGCAGATGCGCAATGACGGCAAGGACTGGGCGCGAGAGCTCAAGGCGCGTCATGAGCACGGCGAAAAGCTGGGCCCCCACCAGATCACCGCATACCGCCAAGCCCTGGGGTTTGAAGGCCGCCAGTCGTGGCAATAAAACAGGAGCAAAGAACAATGATCGTTATTGGAATTGATCCCGGTTTGACGGGTGCTTGCGCTGTGATGGACCACAACGGCGTTCGCGCAGTGTTTGACCTGCCCATCATGAAGGCGCCGGACGTGGGGCCCGATGCCATGGTGCAAAACAAGATCGACGGCCGCGCGCTCTGCCAGTTGCTGCTCAAGCACTGCCCAGCCTCCGAGGGCAAGCCTCACGTCATCCTGGAGAAGGTCGGCACCATGGGCGGAAAGAACAACGCCGTCCAGACGCAAGGTGCGTTGCTGCGCACGCTGGGCGCTGTGGAGACAGTGCTGGAGTGCTTGAACTACAAGATCCAGTACGTGGCCCCCCAGTCCTGGAAAAAGCGCTTCGGCCTGAAGTCGGTAAAGTCGAAGTCTCTGGAGACTGCCCGCCGCTTGCACCCCGAAGTGCTGGCTGAACTCAAGCGCGTGAAGGACCACAACCGCGCCGAAGCCGTGCTGCTCGCTCACTTTGGACGCATGGAGGTGGCCTGATGGACCGCGTCACCCTCAGCCTGTGGGAGCCAGTCCAGGCGCATAAGGCCATCATGCACGCCTGGTCTCATGCCAAGAACGCAGTGATGGCCGGTCACCGCCTGACCCTGGAGATTCGCCCGGAGAAGCGCAGCGATGCGCAAAACCGACGCCTGTGGTCCATGTTGAGCGACATCAGCGAGCAGGTGGACTGGCATGGCCATCGCCTGCCCCCTGCAGAGTGGAAGGACGTGTTCACCGCGGCGATCAAGCGCACCAAGGTCGTCCCCGGCCTAGATGGTGGTTTTGTGGTCTGCGGCCAGTCCACCAGCCAGATGACCAAGCGCGAAATGTCCGAGCTGCAGCAGCTGATGGAGGCCTTCGGCGCCGAGCATGAGGTGGCATTCAGGGCCTACGGGGAGGGCGATCAATGACCACCTGCATCGACTGCCAGCACTGGAGCCCCAAGGCCACGGACGCCAACATGCTGCGCTTCGGGTTCGCCCACTGCGACAGGAAGGCACTGCCCGGGCACACCTTGAGCGCCAAGGCCCAGGCTTGCGCTGAGTTCAAGCCTCTGGAGGCAGAGAAGGTGCAGGCCCGTGTGGTCTGGCTGAAGCAGCGAAAGGCCATCGCGTGAACAACCAGCTGACCGCCAAAGAGCGCGAGCACCTTGCCAAGGTCAAGGACTTGCCTTGTTCAGTGTGCGATGCGCCCGGCCCGAGTGAGGCTCACCACACAAAACAAGGGCAGCAGTACACGTGCGTGGCGCTCTGTACCGAGTGCCATAGAGGCGGGAATGGCTGGCATGGCACCCGCGCCTACTGGCGAATCAAAAAGATGGACGAATTGACGGCGCTTAACGTAACGATCAAGCGCCTTTTGAGTCGCTGAAAAGCAAAAGGCCCACCGAAGTGAGCCTCCCGCCGAGCTGTACGCCCTGGACACGCAGCAGTTTAACGGAAGGACGCATCGATGAACACCCCGAGCAAAGACACCCGCACCAGCCGACAGATTGTTCTGGATGCCATCCATGAGTTGGTAGGCCTGGATCACGCCATCACGCGCGAGAACCTGCAGGCGACCACCGGCCTGACGCAGCACATCATTGACGACCACGTATCCCGGATGGTGGACGAAGAGGGCACGCTGCGGCGCGTGCGGCCAGGGGTCTATGAGTTGGTGCGAGGGGTCGGCAAGATGCCTAACGTGTATTTCACCGACATTGGGGAGGACAGCTCACTGGTCATCGAGGTGGACGACTGTGGCAAGCTGGTGATCAATGACGCCCGAGTGGCGCGAAAGATCGCGGAGCGGCTGTCCGGCAGCTATGCCCAGGTGGCCATGCTGGAGATGAAGTACCAGTTTGGGGTTGTGGCCCAGGACTTGATGCTGGAGCTGAAGCAAGCAAAACGGGAGCTGGCCCAGCGCGTCACTGAGCTGGAGGCCGCCAACGGGAAGCTGATGCGCAAGCTTGCAGAACGCTCGCCCCAAGCCAGTCTGGGCTTTGATGTGGAGAGCGTGACAACGGTGAGTTAAGCCCCAGTTACCCCAGCACCAACCCGCACCCACCATGGGGCAGGTTTTTCTTTGTCTGGGGTTTGGGTAGCATGGCGCGACACAACTACAGGAGAGGGAATGTCGCCAGAAGAGATTCAAGCCATGGCCAAAGGGATGGCAGAAGGCCAGGCAATTTGGTATGTGTTGTCAGCCATCATTGGTGGGGTTCTCGCTGGTGCAGGCGCTTACGCAGCAGAGAAGGCGAAAAATCGCGCCACAAAAGAAGACATCAGGGAGATTACCCGGGCCGTCAAAGAGGTCGAGGCCGGATTCAACAAGCAACTGGCAGATTTACAGGCGCATCATCAGCTAAGGATGGTGGCCGCAGAAAGACGGATTCAGGCCCACCAGGAAGCATATGACTGGATCATCCAACTTAAATTGGCTATTCGTTTTTCGACAGAAAGCTGGAGGCCATTGATTCAAGAGGCACACATTTGGCAACGACGAAACAATCTCTTTATGGGAAGAATGACCAGAGAGAGCTTTGCATTGGCGCTCTGCGGTTTTGAACGCTTCAGGGGGCAAAAAAAGCTGATAGAACGCAGCCCAATCAGTTCGGAGAATTTTGATGTCGATAAAGAGTACGAAACGCTAAATAAAATTTGGAACGAAGAAATCCTTCCCGTCTTCCAAGTTATTGCGTCCGAAGTTGAGCTTCCACCCCTTGGTGAGTCATCTCAAATACCACTCCCCACCTAAGGTTCGCTCCATGCCAACGTTCCCGGAACACTCCAGGGCATGGCAAAGAACACAGGAACCAAATCTCAAAACGATAAGCCCCAGATCGACTGGGAACGTATAGAGCTGGACTACCGGGCTGGCGTTAAGAGCTTGCGCGAAATTGCAGAGGGCTCTGGCACCAGCCACGTCAACATTGCCAAGCGTGCCAAAGCCCAAGGTTGGGTGCGCGACCTCACAAAGAAGATCGAAGCCAAGGCCAATGAGCTGGTTAACAAGGCTTCGGTTAACACGCCTGTTAACAAAGCCAGCCCCGCAGCGGAAAAGGCGACGGTCGAGGCGGTCGCCAATACGCAGGCCACGATCCGGCTGGCACACCGCGCCGACATCGAGCGTGCCCGCCGCCTGTGCATGGGCATGCTTACTGAGCTGGAACAGCAAAGCGCTGACCCTGCGCTCATCACAGAGGCAGCTGACATTCTGCGCAGCACGCCACCCGAGGAAATGACCAAGGAAAAGCGCGCCAAGCTGGCTGAAATGGCGGCTAAAGCTGGCTCGTTGCAGTCGCGCTCGAGCACCATGCGGTCGCTGGCCGAGTCTTTGAAGGGATTGATTGCGCTGGAGCGCCAAGCGTTTGGCATCCGTGAAGAGATGCCAGAACCCCCGCCACCTGGTCTGGAAGCGTTCAGCACCAAGGAACTGCTGGCTGTCGCCTCTGCCCTGAAGGGCGGTGCAGTATGAATCTGTCTTCTGAGTACCTGTCTCCGGACAAGAAAGCCGCTGTGCTTGCGATGGTAGAGCGCGAACTGCAAGGCAGGCAGCTGGACCAATACGGTGCGTACGCCAAGCAGCGCGAGTTCCATGCTGCGGGTGCGCAGTACAACGAGCGCCTGTTCATGGCTGGCAACCAGCTGGGCAAGACCAAAGCGGGTGGGGCGGAATGGGCCATGCACCTGACTGGCCGTTACCCGGACTGGTGGAATGGCGCGGTGTTCAATAAGCCGGTGGTGTTCTGGGCCGGTTCGGTGACCAGCGAAGCCACGCGCGACAACCCCCAGCGCATGCTGCTGGGCCCACCAGCCATTCAGGACATGTGGGGCACGGGCATGGTGCCGCGTGATGCCATCAAGGATTTCACCCGGGCGATGGGCGTGGCCAACTTGCTGGACAGCGCGGTGATTCGCCACGGCGGTGGGGGTGATGTGCAGGCTGGAGAGAGCCTGATTGCCTTTAAGTCCTACGAAAAAGGCCGCGAGAAGTGGCAGGGGCCCACGGTCGATGGCGTCTGGTTTGACGAAGAGCCGCCGCTGCCGATCTATGGCGAAGGCTTGACCCGCACCAACAACGGCCAGCGCGGGCAGTTCGCCCTGACGACGTTCACCCCGCTGCTGGGCATGTCGGATGTGGTCAAGCGCTTCTTGATGCCCGAGGCCAATGACTTGGGTGCCAAGACCCGCAAGGTCATCAGCATGACGATCTGGGATGTGGATCACTACACCCCCGAGCAAAAAGAAACCATCGTGGCCAGCTATCCGGCGCACGAACGCGAAGCACGCTCCAAGGGCATCCCCACGCTGGGCAGCGGCCGCATCTTCCCGGTACAGGAAGAGCTGATCAAGTGCACACCGTTTGCTGTGCCTGCACACTGGCCACGCATCAATGGTGTGGACTTCGGCTGGGATCACCCCAGCGCTGCGGTGCAGTTGGCCTGGGATCGAGACAACGACTGCATCTATGTCATCCAAGGCCACCGACAAAGCGAAACGCTACCCGTGGTGCATGCCGCCACCATCAAGGCTTGGGGCGACTGGGTGCCAACTGCCTGGCCGCATGACGGTTTGCAGCACGATAAAGGCTCTGGAGAACAACTGGCCATGCAGTACGCCAAGGCGGGCGTGTTGATGCTCAAAGATCGCGCCACCTTTGAAGATGGCAGCAACGGCGTGGAAGCTGGCTTGATGGACATGCTCGAGCGCATGCAGACCGGGCGCTGGAAGGTATTTAGCCACCTGGAAGACTGGTTTCAAGAGTTCCGTCTGTACCACCGCAAGGAAGGCAAGGTGGTCAAGAAGGTCGATGACTTGCTCTCAGCCAGTCGCTACGCCTTGATGATGAAGCGCAAGGCCATCACCAAACCCAAGCCACAGCGCCCAATTACGGGGAACTGGGCACCACTGGATCAAGAAATGGGGTATTGAAATGCAAGCAACCGCTAACAACGGGGGCGTGCAGCCCCAAGGTGCCGATGCGCCACCGATTGATGACCGTCAGACCCTGCTGCAAAACCTGCTGGCCAAGCGTCGTGAGGCGATTGCAGGCCGCGCTGGCTCGGGCATTGAAGAGGAGTGGACGGAAGATGAGGAGCATTACCAGGGGATTGACGATGCCAACCGGGCGTTCCAGTCGGCCAACATGCTCTATCGCAGCCGCAGCAAGGCGCTGCTGTCGGGCCAGCAGCAGGGCCAACAGCCCACGCGCTCCGTGGTGTTCCTGAACATCACCCGTCCGTATGTGGATGCGGCCAGCGCCCGGGTGGCAGACATGCTGCTGCCGACTGACGACCGTGCCTGGGAGATCAAGGCCACGCCGCTGCCGACGCTCAGCCAGCTGCAGCTAACCAAATTGGCAGAGGCGATGCGCATGCCCAGCACGGATGCTGTGCAGGAGGCGATGGAGCAGCAGGCACAGCTGGCCCAGGAGGCGGCCACCAAGATGCAAAAGGCTATCGAGGATCCGCTGGTGGAGAGCAACTGGCACGGAGAGGTGCGCCAGGTCATCGAGGATGCGGCCCGCTGTGGCTCAGGCGTGCTCAAAGGGCCGTTTCCCGTGATGCGGACGGTGCGCATGACCCGTCAGGATCCGGTGACCCAGCTCAAGACGCAGTTCAAGGTGGACGAAATCAAGCCTGGCAGCAAGCGCATCGACTTCTGGAACTTCTTCCCCGATCCTGCCTGTGGCGAGAACATCCACGCTGGGAGCTTTACTTTCGAGTGCGAGTACATCGGCAAGCGCCAGATCATGGACTTGCTCAAGGATGAGAGCTACGACCGCGCCGAGCTGCTGGCCGTGCTGCGCGAAGGCCCCGCCAAGACGCGCGAGGGCACAGAGTCGGTCTATCGCCACGGTGATGATGAGTTTGAAATGTGGATCTTCCACGGTCACTGTATGCGCCAACAGCTGGCAGCCATGGGCGTAGAGCTGGATGAGGGGGCCGAGGAGCAGTTGCCCGCCATGGCGGTGATGATCAATGACCGCCTGGTCAAGGCCGTGCTCAGCCCCTTGGAAAGCGGCGAGTTTCCCTATGACGTGTTGGCTTGGCAGCGCCGCCCTGGCATGCCCTGGGGGATTGGCGTCAGCCGCCAGATCCGCACTGTGCAGCGCATGCTGGTTGCCAGCACACGCGCCATGATGGACAACAGCGGTCTGTCTGCAGCCCCGCAGGTTGTGATCAGCAACGGAATCACGCCCGTAGATGGGGTTTACACGCTTCGCCCCGGCAAGCTGTGGCGCGCTGAAGCGGGCAGCGATGTGCCGGATGTGACCAAAGCCTTTGCCAGCTTTTCGGTGACCAGCGTGCAAAACGAGCTGATGAACATCATCAACTTCGCTTTGAAGATGGCCGAGGACACCACCGGCATGCCTGCCATGCTGCAGGGTATCCGTGGTGATGCGCCGCAGACCCTGGGGGGCATGCAGATGCAAAACAACAATGCCACCAGCGTGCTGCGCCGCCTGGCCAAGCGCTTTGACGACTACATGACGCGGCCGCACATCCAGCGCTATTTCGACTGGATGATGAGCTACAGCGACGACGACAACATCAAAGGGGACTTCGAAATTGAAGTGCGGGCCTCGTCGGCCCTGGTGGAGCGGGACGCCCAGCAGCAGTTCCTGATGTCGCTGCTGCAGGCTTCGGCCAACCCCGTGTACGACTTGGATCCGGCCAAGCTGGCGGCCGAGTTGTGCCGTGGCCAGCGTCTGGATCCGAAGAACTTCCAGCTGACAGAGGAGCAAAAGGCCCAGCGGGCACAGCAAAGTCAAGACCCGACGCTGCAGGCCAAGGCACAGTTGCTGGGTGCACAGGCCATCAAAGCGCAGGCCGACGCCGAGCGCGCCCAGGCGCTGACCGTGGGCGCCCGGGTGGAGGCTCAGTACAGCGCTGTGCAAACGGCTCAGGTGATCGAGCAGATTCCCGGCACCGCCACCACAGCCGATGCGCTGCTGCGCTCTGCAGGGTCCATAGACATGGATGCCGCTCCCATCGTGCCGCAGGCCAGCGGTGCAGGGGAGGTGCCACCGGTTGAAGTGCCTACTAACACCAACCCACTGACGCCAGCCAATCCGGCAAGCCCAGCTGTTGGGATGCAGGCTGGCATCGAGACCCAGGCGGACGACGGCGTGCGGTCCTGATCGATAAGCACAGCCCTTTACAGCCCTCCCGGTGCACAACCTGGAGGGCTTGTTTTTTTGTGATCGCGGCATGCCCACCCGGCTAGGGATTCGTCTTTGTGGCGCTAAGCCAGAAACTGTCCCCCATGACGAATTCGGCCATCGACTTCCACTCGCCAACCTGGCGTGCCATCGCAGACAAAGCGCAAGCACAGCTGGCTACGTTGCGGGAGAAGAACGACAGCCCAACGCTGGATGCAACCCGGACTGCGGAAGTCCGTGGGCGTATTGCAGCGTGGAAAGAGTTACTGGCGATGGCGGATGACAAGCCAGCCCCAGTGCAGGAGACCCCCGCCTATTGAGGCCGAGGTCGTTGAAACCACAGGAGTGCATGACGCATGAACGTAGAAGACCAGCAAGCAGAGCGCGCAGCGTTCGAACAGGGATTTGCACAAGCTTCCGGGCAGCCCGCACCAGCCCCCGCCGCGCCTGCGGCCGAGGCGCAAGCGACCTCCCAGACAGAGCAAGCCCCTGCCGCACAGACCACTGAGCAGCCCGGTGAAGCACCAGGCGCTGTCAGCCTCCCCGCTGAGGGTGCTGCTGCACCCAGCGCAGAGGCTGGCCCAGCCGAAGGTGAAGACCCGGTGATGTTGGGTGGCTACAAACGCAGCGAGCTTGAACGCTTGGTGGAGCAGGCCGGCAAGGTGCCTGAACTGGCACAACAGCTGCGCAAGGCTCAGGGAAAGATTGGCGAACTCAACAGCAAGCTGCAATCCCAGGCCCCGGCGCAAACGACAACTCCGACGCAGCAGCAGGTTGCGCCCGAGCTGCCGCCAGAGCTGAAGCAGTTCGAGCAGGACTTCCCGGAGTTTGCGACATACGCCAAGGCGTTGATCGGCACCCAGCAGCAGCCCACACCGGCAGCCCCGCCCGCCCCAGTGCAGCAGTCCGTGGCCACGGATGCAGCACCGGCGACCGCCGCGCTTGACCCCGTGGACATTGAGCTGGCTGTCATGGATCGCATGCACGCAGGGTGGCGAGAGAAGGTGCAAGGGCAAGAGTTCAACACTTGGTTGTCTGCCCAAAGCGAGGAGGTGCAGGCCGCGTTTGGCACAGCAGACACTGCGGACTCGCTGGCGGCCGTCATTGGTCAGTTCGATCAGTGGTCGAGCGCCAAGCAGGCTCGGGCGCAAAAGGCCCACAAAGGCCAGCAGCGCCTGGCAGTTGCGGTGACACCCCAAGGTAATGCGCCCAAGCCCCAAGCCGCGCCCACCGAAACCGACGATTTTCATGCTGGCTTTCAGTCAGTGATGGGCCGACGCTAGGCCCGAGGAGAAAACCATGGCTCAATTTACCTCTGGCGCTCCGGCGCCCCGTATCGGCAAGATCAAGGGTGAAATCCTCGCCCATGCGATTGCCACCGAAGTGCTGGGCATTTGCGGCCAGCAGCGCCCACTGCCCAAGAACCAGGGCAAAACCGTGGTGTTCCGCCGCTACCTGCCCTACGGTGCTGCAAATACCAACTGGGACACGCGCAACCGTCCTGCGGTTGATGCCGCAGCGCATGAGCTGGTGGAGGGCGTTACGCCTACGGCCGATAGCTTGACGCCGCAAGACATCACAGCGGTGATCAAGCAGTACGGCTGCCTGTACCAGTTGACCGACCAAGTGGCTGACACCTACGAAGACGACGTGCCTGCGGAGATGAAAAAGCAGTGCGGCGAGCGCGTAGGTCTGCTGCGCGAGATGATCCGCTACGGTGGCATCAAGGCCTGCACGAATGTGTTCTTTGCAGGTGGCTCCAGCCGTGCCACGGTGGCCAGCAAGATCACGCTGAACCTGCTGCGCAAGATCAGCCGCAACCTGCAGGCCAACCATGCCAAGCGCATCACCGGCATCCTGGCGCCTTCGGCAGAGATTGCCACGCAACCCGTGGAAGCGTCGTATATGGTGTTTGTACACACCGACGCGGAAGCCGACGTGCGCGATCTGGCCAACTTCGTACACGTGAGCGAATACGGCAGCCGCAAGCCCGTGCATGCCCAGGAGCTGGGCTCTTGCGAGAACTTCCGCTTTGTGACCTCGCCCGAGCTGGCACCTTACCTGGCCGCCGGTGCGGATGTGGCTGCGACAGCCCTGATGGGCACCGGCAAGGTGGACGTGTATCCGTTCATCGTGGCTGGTGAAGACGCTTGGGGCCAGCTGGCACTGCGCGGTGTGGACTCCATCGATCCGACCTACATCCCTGTGGGCCAGAAAGACAAGTCCGACCCATTGGGCCAGCGTGGCTACGTGGGCGCCAAGTTCTACATGAACATGACGCTGCTCAACGAAGGCTGGATGGCTATCGCTGAAGCAGGCGTCTCCTCCCTGTAACCCAAGTCCCAGCGCACCCCACACGGGTGTGCTGGGCAGCTATTCCTCCCAAGCAGGGCCTGGCCCTGCGACAACTCCACAGGACGAAAGACATGGCAACTCGCAACCCCCGTACATCCAGCCAGGTCGATGCTGGTGCTGAATACCTTGGCCACGAGCAACAGGGCGCCATCGGAGAAATCCGCACGACAGCCGGCATCGACGTGGTGGACAAGCCTATGCCCAAGGATGCCTTGGATCTGGAAGCATTCATGAATGAACCAGTGACCATCATCGTCAACCCTGCGACTGACCCGGATGAGCCGCGCCTGGTGCAAGTGGGTGTGAACGGCGTCAACCAGTTTCTGCCGCGTGGCGAGCAGATTACGGTCAAGCGCAAGTATGTGGAGGTTCTGGCCCGTGCCAAACGTACCAACTTCACGCAGACTCTGGATGAGCGTCTGGGCGAGGGAATGAACCACCTCAAGGCCATGCACCTGCTGCGATTCCCATTTTCGGTGATCGAAGATCGCAACCCCAACGGTGGCCCGTGGCTGCGCGGCGTCTTGGCTGAAGCACGCTAAACAGAAAGCTGGCTGCGATGAAGCTCAAAGACATGATCGCGCTGTACCGGGCGCAGTCCTGCGACACGGCGGACCCACCGCTGTGTGGGCCTGAACTGCTGACCCTGTATGCCAATGAAGCCCAGGTGGAAGCATGCCGCCGCAGCCACCTGTTGCTGGATTCCGAAGGCAGCATGTGCAGCCTGCAGGTGACGGCTGGCCAGCGCAGCGTGTCTTTGGCGCCCGGTGTGTTGTCCATCCAGCGTGCTTTTATGGGCCATCAGCCTCTAGAAAGCGCAACGGCTGACTGGATGGATGCCAAGTTTCCGGGGTGGCAAGCAGATGGGCGTGTAGGGACACCGCTGTATCTCGTCAGTGGACTCACCAGCGGGAAGCTGCACTTGTACCCACTGCCGCAGCAGGATGGCACCATCGCACTGACCGTGAGCCGCATGCCCGCGCTGCTCGAGGGTGATGACAGCATTCCTGAGATTCGGGAGGAGCTTCACCCAGCGTTGGTCGACTGGATGCTGTACCGCGTCTACAGCAGCCAGGACACGGACCTCTACAACGACGCCAAAGCGGCGATAGCGCTGGGGCGCTTTGAAGCAGAGTTCGGGCGTAAGACCAGCGGGCGCAATGAGCAGTGGCAGCGGGTGGCGCAATCGATGCCCGGGCCGATTGCATGACCCCGGCTAAGGTTCGCGGATAAGGCGACGCTCCCATGAAATCAAGGCTCCCAATACGGAGCCTTTTTCATTTACAGGAGTACCTATGACCCGTACCACCAAAGCAACCGGCAAAGCCAAGCCCAGCACGACTGCCAAAGCAGGTCAGCCAACCAGCACAGCACCAGCTGCAAAAGCCCCGGTAAGCGAAAAGGCACGGCTGCAAGCTGCCAAAGAGCCAGCAGGCCGCAAGTTCGAAAGCACTGAGGCACTGGCGCATTTCATCCAGCACAACCCGGAATTTGGCACGCTGACCCTTGAGGTGCAGGACAAGCTGCGTGGGGAGCTAGTGAATGCCAAGCGCGTGGAGGCCGAGCATGATGGCTATTGGTCTGATGGCCGCAAGCGTTTGACGCTCTCAGAAAATGATGCACTGGCTGACCTTAACGGGACACGCAGGCCAGATAACCACGTCGATTGAGCTGAGTCTTGAAGTGTTGGATTAGACAGGTCAGTAGATATGTCTTGAGCGGCATCGCTATGTCCAAAACCGCCAGCGACAGAAAAAAACGGTCACTCAAAGTTCACCATGAACCGCAGCTATAGGCTGCGCCTTCAATGGTGGTAAGTCTGGTTGCGCTAAAGACATTTTTAGCAGCTTTCGCTCGACATTCTTAGCCAAGAGAACTGATCTCGCATCGCGTCCGAAAATCCAAAAAATGCCGAAAGTTATCGATAGCAAAACCAATGCCGTAAGAAAAGCGGGAATGCTCTTGAGACTTAGAACCGAGATCACCGTAGCAGCAGAGTAAAGAGCTGTCGCAACGATGAAAAAAATCGAAAAACCGAGTGTGATTACGCCAGACTTCCCTGGAGTTACTACAAGAGAACCATCATTCCCAATCTTCGAATATTGATAGCTAGCTCGTAGTTCTTTTAGCGAAAAGTTCCCAGATTGGTAGGCCGCCATTATGGCTGCCGCCATTCGTGGCGATGCCGGCCTACCGAATGTGGAATGAAAGACGGCCTCATGTCTAACAGCTTCGATAAATGCGGTTAACTCTTTATGCTGCTCTGCTTCGGCACGCAGAAATGAGTGCCGCTTGAATTGCCGCTTGCTGAGATATTCATCATTAAACTCGAGCAGTGTTTTGATCGCTTTGTATAACGCGCCAGCAACTGCAACGACTGCCGCGGCCACTGCAGGCGTAGACTTCCATAGTTCCGAGAGATCCATAGGTTTAAAAGAGTTACGCTGTTAAGTAGGATTGGCTTGCATTAGTTTGACTGCGTAAGTTCGAAAAGTGACACTAGCAGACGGGCTAAGAGTAGCCAAAGACTAAATAACAAGCAGCCACTTAACATTTGAGTTGAACGGCAAGTGCTAGCTTTGCTCGCTAGGCGAATGATGTCTTACGGCACACCCCAAGCCAAATTGGCCAAGGTCTTCTTGAGAGAAGGTTTAGGCACCGCGCTCGTAAAGTTGTGCCACCTTGCGACCGGCGATGCGAATTTCTGGGGTCGATCGCCCGACAATATGTCCGTGAATGTCGAACCCTTGTTCATCCACAGTTCCTGTCAAGTCGAGAGTGAAATTGCGCAAGGGGCCGAAGACAGAGTTGAGAGGTCCACGATAGTGAGTAACTTCTATGCTTGCTTTGACTTGCTTACCATAACTGTCAATGTGGCCCCGGTACAAATACGTTTCGTCCCCCCCATTGACGTCTCCGTTACTGAGGACGGCAAGGCCTGCTCCGACGTCTTGGGGACCAACGGAAAACTGAACAAAGAAGATGCCTGAAGTCATGATTTCCTTTGATGAGATGACAAAGCTAGCTTGAGACGGTCAAAGTCTGAGGCCGCGCTTGGAAATGAGGATATGAGACCCGTGAGCCTAGCCGCCTTTCGGCGGTCTCCAAGATCAACCTCCATAAGGCGCGACAGATCAAGTGCATCCGTCGCTGAGGTTATCAACCGTTGAGCTGTGTCATGGTCAACACGAAGATCACCCACAATAAATGCATACAAAGGGTTTAGCTCAAGCTCCTGACGAAGCTCAATTAAGCGGCGGAGCTTTACATATTCGGCCTGCTTGTCTGTGCCAATACTGGCCTTCGAAAGGAAGTCTTGAATGACGGAAAGCTGCTCTTCTATGGCGCGCATGCGTTGCTCTGTAGCTGCGTCCGGTGCATTCAATCCTATGGATGCAACGTACAACTCCTCCTTTTTGTAGTCCCCAGGCGCAAAGAAGACTGCAGGCTTGTGATATAGGACAAAAAAGAACAACAGGATCAGTAATATGGGGAAGCCCATCACGAACCAGATAAATATCTCCTGAAGCTTGTCAGAAAGCTTGGTAAAAACTACTGCCATGGCGACTTCAGAGATCGCGGCAAATAGCGCCACCATAGCCAGAGGGTTTTTTACACGAGATAAGACTTCGTCTTTCATTCTGCCTAGCGTAATGTTGGCCGCACTGGATCACAGGCCATCTAGCGCCTGCTAGCCTAACTTGAGCAGCTAAAAGTCGTGAAAATGGTTTACAACCTAACTTTACTGCATACGACATGAATGAATTTAATTACTGAGGCTTATACAGGCCTGCTGACTACTTGTCGCTATTACTGACTTCGAGTCAAAGACTAGCTTTCACGAATGTAATAGAGTAGTCCGAACGGCCTACTTTGGGATACACAGCCTGAAAGGCTGCTGCTGGTCGATTTTTGCCAAGCAAGCAGTTTAAATTTGTTGAAGCCTAGTTGTCAGGTCCCGGATGATTACGCACGTTCTTGACGAATAAATCAGGTGCTTTCATCTTCCATTTTTTGAGTGCTTGGACTGGGGCTTCATGCCCCAGTGCCTTTTGTGGCAAGTGGTGGTTGTACAGCCAGACAAACCTGTGCAGTGTCTTCTCCAAATCCTCTGCGCTGTTGAAGTGATGCGAGCGCAGCACCTGGCTCAGGCGGCCATTGAAGCGCTCAACCATGCCGTTGGTTTGTGGCGTCTTTGGCTTGGTCAGCCGATGCTCTATCCCCAATGCTTGGCATAACTGGTCGAATTCGTGCTTGCCTGAGGGCTGACGTGTGCGGCTTCCAAACAATCGGTCTGTGAACTCTTTGCCGTTGTCGGTGAGGATGGTGTGGATCTTGAACGCTGCAGCTTTGCGTACGGCAGCCAAGAAGGCTTTGGCGGATGCTGCCGTCTTGTGTTGCTTGACATCAATCAACACCCAGCGTGTAGCTCGATCGATGGCAACAAAAACATAGCGGCGTTTGTCCTCATCGTGCATCTGGGGCAGGTACTTCACATCTACATGTACATAGCCAGGCTCATACGCCTTGAAGGGTTTGTGCTCGCCCTCAGGCTTGGGCTGTACGGGCAATCTGGAGTGGCCTCGTCTGCGCAGCAAGCGATCCAGCGCAGAACGGCTCATGGCCGGCTCAATGAACTCTCGCACCACCGCCAATAAGTCATCCAGAGGTAGCCGCAGCTGGCTGCGCAGATAAATAACCAGCTCTTCCTGCCCTGCATTGAGAGTCGTTTGCAGGCGGTGGGCCGTGTGGCTGGCGTCATGCACCGTGGCTCTGCCCCGCCACTTACGCACGGTCCCTATGCCAATGCCGTATTGCTGCGCCAACTCTCGATCAGTACCACTGGCTTGCTGCAATGCAAAACGGGTGGCAGGTGTGGTCGTAGCGTTCTTATGAAGGCTGATCAGCATGGCAACTCCTTGGCACGGGATTGCCATGTTGCCAGAACTGCTTGCAGTACCTCTCGGCCATGCAGCAACGGACGCTTGTTTTTAAGCAGCCAATCGTCCGGGACCCGACACCTAGTCAAGCCCCCTCTAAGGCTTGGGACGCTGGTTACATTGCGCGAGACTTGGCTCAAGTAACCAACGAGGTATTCCCATGGCCACGTCCGCCCCAATGCGCCGCAGTCTGGTTGACCAGATCCCCACAGAAGAAGACCGCCAGGCGCCGGCGGCACGACCACAATCGGGCATCCATTCTTCGGAGCTGGGCCGACAGTTCTACAACACGGCCATGGCCCTGCCCGGTGTCGGTGGTGTTGGCAAGGTGGCCCAAACGGGTGGTTGGGTCAGCCGGGCGTTGAACTCTACCGCCGGTGTGGTCAACAAGGTTGCAGCCGGCACTGCGGCGCTGGCTGCACTGCCTGCAGGTGCTGAGTCGCCTGAATCGACTCCTGCCATCCCGCGCACCAGTGCAGCCGGTGCTGGCCGTGGCACGGTCAATCCGCCCACGGCAGGGGCATCCAATCCTCTGGTGGACGCGTCCCGACAGGTTGCCCCGGGCATTTACCGCACCGGCAATAGCTATGCAGGCACCGGTGAGGCAGCTGTGAACTTGAACAGTGAGCCTAGAGGCACGCCGTCTGCCCAGAACATGGCCGCCGCTGACCAGCTGGCCGCGAACCAGCAGATGGACAGCATCAGCCGGGTGGCTACCAGCGGCAGTGTGCCTCAGTCACCGCCCCAAGGGCTGATTGGCCGCATTACAGCCACGCACAGTGGCAACGACTGGACAGCGCGCGAGATGCTGCGGCGCCAGAAGATGGGTGCCAACAGCTTGATTCATCAAAGTCATTGGGCCAAAAAAGGCTCAGGCCAAGCTGCGCAGAAGGCTTATGGGGAAGCGCTGCAAGCCGACTATGCCGCGATGACAGGTGGGCAGACAGGCGCTGATGTTGAGGTCATGAGACAAAACGCGGGCTTGCAACGCGAGGGGATTCAGCAGGCTGGCGCCGATCGCCGCGAAGGCCGACGCAGCTTGATTGATGCCGCACGCTTGGGCATGGAGCAAGAAACACAGGGCTTTGCCAACCGTGCTGCAGGCCAGCAAGAGCAGCTGCGCAACACCTTGCTCGATCCGAAGGCCACGCCTGAGCAGCGTGCGATGGCCCAGCGGTCGCTTGCGGCATTGGCAGGCAAGACGGCTGCTGACCGCATGCAGACGGTGACGCTGCCCGATACGACCAATGACATGGGGCAGGTGGTGCGCGGTGGGCAGGCTTTGGTGCGCCTCATGGAGGACGGCTCTGTGCAACAAGTGCCGGTCTCGGCTTCACAGCCAACGGGCGGCGCCTCGAAGGCGCAACGTGCGGTCGGCACTGTCTCGCGTGTGGGGGACAAAGAGGCGGTGTGGGACGGCAGCAAGTGGGTGCCTAGATAGTAAGCTGTCAGCGAGGTTTGACGCACAACCCGAGTCGCTACAACGTTGGCAACCCCGGCATCTTGTCCATGATGCATGGTGGCACTTTGCTACCATCCCGCAAGATGGAGGCGTCTTTATGTTCGACTGGATTCGCAAGCTAGTTCTTAATGCCAAGGCGCGGGGGGCTCTGCTAGAAAGATTAGAGCAGCAAGCGCATGCAGCAAAGGAGCAGCTGAACGAATCTCTTAGCTTGGCTTGCAGCTCTGCTAGACCTGATGTGAAAGTTTCGTACCTGAAATGTGCGAAATCAAAATTTGCCGAGTTGCAAGCTATTGCCGCAGAGCATCCAAGGATGCGCCTGACAAACGAGGAAGAAGTCGATGCTGCCATCAAGCAGTTGGAGCAAGATTTTTCTCGAGCTGGTTATTACGCTATTCGTAATCAGTCTGCATCAGCGCATGTAAGTCTCAGCCCAAAGGCTAAAGAGCTGTTGCGATAGCGTGTTTGTGGAGTGCTGGAGAGTAGGTTTGCTCCCATCACTCCATCGATATACGCAGGCGTGATGCCTCAATTGACACAGCCTTTGGTAGAGGGCTTTGCACAGTGACCGCTTTGGCGGTTTTTTTGTACCCCGGCCAAGGTTCGACCGTTTGTGACTGGGTGGGCAAAGTGCCTTCATGGCACAAAACACCGACTGGGATAAAGGCGTTCTATCCCCACCATCGAGCGCCGCTACTGCAGCAGAAACAGATTGGGATGGCGGGGCGCTAACGCCGCCTGCACCTCGGCGCTCGATCGTCGGGGCCATCAACGATGCGGTGATTGAGACCGCTAACGCCGCAGCAGGCACTGCATCAGCGGTCGCTAACTTTGTGCGCCCTGGCAATGCTGCCTCAAAGTGGATCGATAAAAACATCATTGAAGCTGGCGAGGCCAAGCAGTCCGATGTGGTCAAGGCGGAAAAGGCGCGGTTCAGCCAGGAGATGCAAGACTCCCAGGGCATGGGCGACGAGGTGGGTGCCACCCTTGGGTATGTGGCGCGCAATCCTTTGCTGGCTGCAGCGCAGGCAGCTGGTTCATTTGCTGCCCCAGGCCTTGCCATCAAGGGGGCAGCGGTGGGGGCGCGTGCCTTGGGCTTGGGAGCCAAGAACACCACCCGCGCTGGATTGGCCGCTGGTGCTGGTGTGGGTGCCGCAGGCGCTGGGGGCGATGCTGCGGGCACAGCCTATGACTTGTCCCGTGAAGGTGGTGCCACTGACGAGCAAGCCGTAGCGGCTGCCCGTGGTGCCAGCGTGCTACCCGCCGCCATTGGTGCTGCTGGCGGCTTGGTGGGCGCTGAGCGACTGGTGGCAGGCGCCAAGGGCTTTGGCGGCGGTTTGGTGGCCCGTGCCTTTAAGACTGGCGCTGTTGAAGGCGCACAGGAAGCGCTGGAAGAAGGCGTGACCCAGTACGAGGGCCAACGCGCGGCTGTACCGTTCAATCCAGACCTTGACCCCATGAAGGGCGTGGCCGGTGCTGCCACCATGGGCGGCGTGCTGGGCGCCGCCACGGGTGCAGGTACTTCGCTACTGACTCGCGATTCACAGGTGCCAGTACGCAAGCCCAGCGAAGATTTAGGACTGGACCCGAGCAATGGTCCGTTGTCCAAGGTGGCTGCTGCTGCGGTAGATGCCGCTGCCAGTGGGCAGCCGCAGCAAGAAGTTGCACCAGACAATGGCCTGAGCCTGCAGCCTGTAGAGCAACCCCAGGCACCCATGGTCCCCAGCATGGCTGAGCGCCTGGAGTCTTTGCCACAGCAGGCCCGCGACCAAGCCGATCAATTGCTACGTGAGATTGCGGATGAGCGCACGCCAGAGGGTGTGAAGCGCTTTCGTGCCAATGAGCTGCAGCAGTTGCTGGATGCCAACCCCATGCCGCAGGCGCCCAGCATGGACATTCCAGAAGAAGATCGCATCGCCATGCGCCCCATAGTGCGCGGGTTTGATCCGTCCACAGGGCAGGCGCCAGCGCAGCCGTTGGGATTGGTGGACGCCCAGCCGCAATATGAAGGCGGGATTGACTTTGAGCAGCAGCCCCAAGCGCAACCATCTTCGCTGATTCAATTGGCCGAGTGGTATGAGCGCAGCGCCCAAGGCAATAGAGATGCTGCCAACCCAGTGGATCAGGTTCAGCAGCAGGTGCGCCAAGGCACGCAATACACGGATGCTGCGCAGGTGCAAGCTGCCAGACAGGCGGTAGAGGATGCATGGCTGTCCCTGAACGTAGGCGAGTCCGTCAGCCAGGCGCAAGCTGATGGCGACCCCGGAGTGGAAGCGGCACCTGCTGACCTGACCGCAGAAACGAACGCCCGCCTGCGCGCCGGCCGTGTGGCCAGTGGCGTGCGCAATGCATTCGATGATGGCGCTCCCAACACCTTGCGCGTGATCCAGCACGTGAACCAGGGGCTGCGCACGATTGGCGAGCAGCAGCTAACTTCGCCAGAAATCGCTCGCATTCGCCGATTGGCTGACGCACGAACCGCTTTTGAAGGCCTTAACCAGCCTGCTCCGCTGCCTGCAGATCGCGTGCCGCAAGCCTCACCCACAGATGCCGCAGCCGACAACAGCTCCATGGAGTCGCTGATCCCCGAGCGCCGTGCTGCTGCCCAGTCAACCACCACCCAGCAAGGAAAGTCCAATGGCACCACCGCGCCTATCGACAATGCACCGCAAGCAGCTGCGCCGAGCCCAACGCAAAGCCAAGCGCCTGAGCCTGCCTTACCCCAGCCAACAGGGGTAGCCAATGCCATTGAAGCCACTCAAGCCCAGCAGACAGGCGCGCTGCCTCAAGCGCAAGGCGCAGCGCCTGCAGAAGGCGCTGGCCAAGCTGCGCCTGCAGAAGGCGCTGGCCAAGCTGCGCCTGCAGAAGGCGCTGGCCAAGCTGCGCCTGCGCAAGCCACCCCCGTAGAACGCAAGCGTTCCGCTGGTGACCACGCCCGCAGCCGCTCCTATGCCGCCAACCCCATGCGCGCCTTCTTGGCCAAGCACGGGGTGAATTTGGATTCCCGCAGCGAGTTTGCCCCCGGCCTGCAGGAGATTCGCGGCACGCTGGTGCCCGGCTATGGCCCGATGTTCCGCAAGAGCGGCAAGCCGCTGGACACACTGGTACAAAACGCGGTCGAGGAAGGCTTCTTGCCTGAAGGAGCCACCGAGTCGGATCTGTACGAATTCATCGATCGTGCCGTGCGCCGTGGCGAGCGCGTGGCCCCCATGTATACCGAGAGCGCTGCCGAGTCAGAGTTCGAGGCTATGGCGGCACGTCAAGCAGAATTTGCCCGCGAGGACTACGAGACTGACCGTGCCGCGCAGGATGCCGAGGCTGCTGAATATGATGCAGTGCTTGCGCAAAAGTACGCGGGCATGACCGACGAAGAATTCGCGGCGCTAGAGGCAGGTGTTCCAGATCTGGACGCTGGTAGTAACATGTCCACCGAGGACGCCATGCGCGCCCTTGGCTTCACCGAACAGGAAATCCAAGATGCAATTACCCAAAAGCAAGGAGTCGCGCCAGAAGGTGGCCAACGCACTGGTCGAGCTGTCGAAGCTGACACCCGAGGCGCGCAAGCGCGTACTGGAGCAAGCCAAGGCGATGCGCTCCAAAGCTACACCCAAGCAGAGCTAAAGCAGCGCCAAGAGGCGCAGGAAAAGGCTGAGGCTGAAGCAGCCAAGGCCGAGCGCGAAGCCGCTGCCAAGGAAAAGACCGAGCGTGAGCGCAAGGAAATTTCAGCCCGCCAAGCAGCCAGCGCCGAGAATTTCCAACTGGGCCAAGACCCCATGGCTAGTCTGTCGGGGCAGGCAAGCATTTTTGATGCGCCACAAGAGCTAGCCAAAGCCCAAGCCAAGGCCGCGCCAAAGCAAGAAACCGCAGCAGGCAAGGACGGCTACTTTGATCGCGCCAAGGCTTTAGGCATTAAGGGCTTGCGTGTTGGCATGAAGCAAGACGCCCTCAAGCAGCGCGTCAAGGCTTTCTTGGCTGGAGAGCGTGCAGCCAAACTTGTAGAGGCCGGCAAGAAAACGGACTTACCTCAGTACCAGGGTGTTCCTGATGCCGCAGTGCGCGACTTCGCAGAGTTGGTAGATGCTAACCAGTACAGCATCGACACTAGCGATGCGGCGTGGGTGCTGGATGCCCGCGGCATGTCTGGCATTGATGCCTTGGTGGAGGCGGACCTGCTCAACGAAGGAGATGCCAAGTACAAGCACACGCTGACACCCGTAGGCAAAGAGATTGCCCGACGCCTTCTGACCAAGCCTATCGGCGACATGTCTACCAGCGACATGCTGGATGAAATCGACGCCGGGAATGCAGCGAACGACGACCAGGCCGAAACCGTAGCACAGACAGTGCGTGCAGCCAAACCCGCCAACCGTATTGAGGATGTAGGCGAAAAGATTGGCGGGGCCCGCAAGGATGTGTGGACCGGGTTTCGCGATGACATGGGCGCCGTGCCGGACGAGGCCATCGCCGCTCAACCGCTGTCCAAGGTCTGGCCACAGCCGGATTATCAGAAACTGATTGAAGCAGGCCACGATGCCAGCACGGTAGCCATGGTGCGCTCACTGCGCGATGCCATCCCTACCAAACCCCGCCAGAGCTACAAGGTCAAACGCTGGGCCGAGCAGGTCAAAGAGCTGCGTGCCTTTGCGCTGGAGATGATGGACGGCCAACTGCCGCACCAGAAGCTGCGCACTGAACTACTGAAAGCGGGGAGCCGGGATCTGCGCGGCATCGTAGGCCGGGCGCAGCTGTATGAGGCGGTGGGCCATGGCCAGAGCCTGGAGGGCATCAGCTTTGCCGAGCACTTCTACACGCTCTACAAAGGCAAGCCCAACGTCACGCTATGGGCTGTGGAGCAGGATGCCAAGAGCAGCACCTTTGGCAACTGGCCCCGTGAGCTGGCCACTGGCGACACCAAAGAGCAGGCGCTGGAGGCGTTCAAGAAGTTGCATTCCAACCAGGCCAAACAAGAAGCCAAGGCCAATGTGCCCAGCTTTGATATTTGGTCCATGCGCCGCACAGGTGACATTTATGTGGGCAAGAAGATCGGTCGCAACTACGCCGAACTGGCAGGCCCATTCAAGACCGTGCGCGAAGCCCGTGAGTACCGGGACCAGCACTTGGACGAGCTGACCAGCAAGCTGGAGAAGTACAAAGAAACTCCAGCGGAGCGCGCCGACATCAACCGCCCACGCGTCGGCCAGGACATGCGCCAAGGCCTGGATGTGACGCCCGAGCAGTTCCGCGAGGCCTTTGGCTTTCGTGGCATGGAGTTTGGCAACTGGGTGGAGCAGGGTCGCCGCCAGCAGGATCTCAACGATGCGTTCGACGCGCTCATGGACATGGCGGCAGTCTTGCAGCTGCCACCCAAGGCCATTTCCCTGAATGGCGAGCTGGGCCTGGCCTTTGGCGCCCGGGGATCTGGCGGCAAGAATCCAGCGGCTGCCCATTACGAGCGAGGCAAGGTGGTGATCAACCTCACCAAGAAGTCGGGCGCCGGCAGCCTGGGCCATGAGTGGTGGCATGCCGTGGACAACTACTTTGCCCGTATGCGCGGCCAGGCCGATGGCATGTTGACGGAAGCCAGCGATGTAAGCGTGCTCTCCCGTGGCCCAGCCAAGACGTTTGCCCCGAATGCGAATGTTCGGCCGGAGATGGTCCAAGCGTTTGCCGAGGTCATCAAAGCCATCAACAATACCAGTTTGCGTGCCCGCGCCGCGGTGCTGGATGCCCGGCGTACCAAGGAATACTGGGGCACTGACCCCGAACTGAGCGCCCGCGCCTTCGAGAGCTACCTGATCGCCAAGCTGGAAGACCAGAACGCCAGCAACGATTACCTGGCCAACGTGGTGGACGAGCAATTCTGGGAGGCGCAGGCCGCCCTGGGGATGCGGCTGGAAGGCAGCTACCCCTATGCCAAGGCCGGCGAGGTGCCAGCCATCCGCGCCGCCTTCGACCATTTCTTCAACACGGTGGAAACCAAGGAGACGGACAAGGGCGTGGCCATGTTCAGCCGGACAGAGCGCCCGGCTGTCTCCAACACCACGGCCGTCAAGATGCGCCGCGCCATGGTGCAGCGCACGGTCGGCAGCTTGACCAAGAGCTGGGGCCAGAGCCCCCGCATCACGGTGGTGGACAGCATGAATGACCAGCGCGTGCCTGAAGCTGTACGCAAGGAAGATGCAGCCCAGCGCTCACAAGGCGCTACGGGCGAGCCCGAAGGCTTCTGGTATCAGGGGCAGGTGTACTTGGTGGCCAGTGCATTGCCCACGTCCGCGGATGCTGCCCGTGTTCTGTACCACGAGGTGCTGGGCCACCACGGGCTGCGCGGGCACTTTGGTAAAGACTTGGACCGCGTGCTGGATCAAGTCGCCAAACTGCGTCCCAAGGATGTGGCTGCCAAGGCCGCCGAATACGGCCTAGACATGGGCAACCCCGAGCATGTGCGCTATGCCTCGGAAGAGGTCTTGGCCGAGCTGGCGCAAGGTCGCCCGGACTTGGGCCTGGTGCAACGTGCCATTGCCGCGATCCGCAACTTCCTGCGCACCCACGTTCCCGGCTTCAAAGCGCTGGAGCTGACGGATGCCGACATCGTGCAGGGCTACCTGCTGCCAGCCCGTGGTTGGGTGGAGCGCAGCGATACCTGGGGCAACGATGTCGCTCAAGCCCGTTTTAGCTTTGCCGGCCAAGGCGCCGCTACTGCCGACCTTGGCAACCTGCAAGAAGCCCAGCGCCGCATTGCCGCTGGCGACAACGCCGAGCGCGTGCGCCGAGAAACTGGCTGGCACCAGGGGGTAGATGACAAGTGGCGCTTTGAAATCAGCGACCATGAGGCTGCATTCCGTAGTGGTGATGCTCCATGGGATTTCAGCATTGACCGCGTGCTAGATGGCGATGTGCGTGCTTTGTGGGAGGTAATCAGCCACGACAAGCTGTTTGCGGCATACCCCAGCCTGCGCAGCCTGCCGGTCTCGTTTGCCAAGGCTTACGAATTCCGCGGAGGCTACTACCCTGGTACTGACCGGATTGCCATCAAGATCAGCAACGACCCCAAGCAGATGCTGTCCACCTTGCTGCACGAGTTGCAGCATGCGATCCAGCATCGTGAGGGTTTTGCAACCGGTGGCAGCCTGTCGCCAGAGTTCATTGAGAACGTGCGCCTCGCCCTCAACGAGTTGCCCAAGGCAGCCAAGGAGGTGGTGGATGGTTGGGTCAGCAACAACCAGCAATTGGTCAACGAAGCCAATGCGGCCGAGCAACTTGCCCGCCAGGCGCTGATGTATGAATCAGCTCAGCGTCTGATGGCCTACGCTAACCGCGAATCGCCTTCTGGCGTGATGCGCTTGATCCGCAATGAAATGCAGTGGCTCTACTCGGAGCATTTGCGAGATCACCCCGATGCTATCCAGCTGCAGCGGGACTTTTGGAGCATCCCTAAGCCCAGCAACTTGCCCAAGCGCAACGCCTTTTTGCGTGACTTCGCCTACCGTGGGGCGCAGCTGCTGCAAAGCTCCATTAATACCGAGGTTCTGCAACAGTTCCGCAGTGATGCACGGACGATGACATCGCTGGTGGCCTCACTGCGCCGGGCTTCGGATCGCGCTCGCGCCAAGCTCCAGCCACTGCATGGCCTCAAGCGCGAGGCAGCGAACGCACAAAGCCTCAAAGAGGCTCACGACTTCTCGGGCGCCTACGACATTTACCAGTCCATCGCTGGAGAGATTGAGGCCCGCAATACGCAGGCACGCCAGGGCATGACCGACGAGCAGCGCAAGGCGATGTCGCCTTGGGAAACGGCCGATGTCAGCAAGTCCAAGACCATTGTGGTCTACAACGGCACGGAGATTGCTGCGCCGAGCATGGAAGCGGTGCGCTTTTCTCGGGCGCCATCCGAGCAAACGGAGGCCTTTAAACAGTGGTATGGCGACTGGCAGAATGCAGGGCATGAAGCCTCTCAAACAGATTCCACTCCCAACGCCGCGCTGGACTCCAGAGACAGAGCAGACCGTGTTCGAGCCTTACGAGGATCGGAAAATGTGGACGCGACTGTTGATCGCGGAAATGATGAAGTTCGTCACATTGGGGGAGCCGCGACGTTTGATGGGGCCAGCGGACCTACGGGAGCGGGTGGAACGCCGCTTCGGCTGTACCACGGCACACGCGACGACATTACCGCCTTCAACCTGAATCACCCTAATCGCAAGGACCACGGGTGGCTGGGTGATGGCGTTTACCTCACCAACGATCCAGACACTGCTTTCGCGTACTCGCGCGCCAAGCGTGGCCCCCATGGCTCCAATGTGATGCCGCTGTATGCCAACGTGCGCAATCCGTATGTGGCTACAGCCGCCGAGAAAATCGCCACACGCAATAGCGGTACGGTGGCAGCCAAAGCATTGACCGAGCGTGTAAAAGCACTGGGCCACGATGGTGTGGTTCTGGATCTGGGTGGCGGGGTCATCGAGTTAGTGGCGTTTGAACCCACTCAAGTGAAGTCCACCACAGGCAACAACGGCAATTACGACCCAGCGAACCCGGATATTCGTTACAGCCGCAGCCAGCCCGCCGACGCCATCCGCTCCAGCATGGGCAGCCTGACGCCCGACCAGGAGCGTGCCTACCTGGCCGTGGCCGGGTATGACAAAGTTCCCACGCTGCGCGAGCGCTTTGACCGGCTCAAGGCCAACTTGGGCCTGCGCATGAAACAAGCCTTGGTGGACCAGTTTGCACCCATTGCCCAGCTGGATCAGCAGGCGTACATGCTGGCGCGCATGTCCAAGGGCAGTGACGGCACGCTGGAAGCAGCGTTGCTGTATGGCCGCCCGTTCCTGCGCGATGGTGTGCCGGATGTGGATATGAAGGACGGCGGATTTGCCAATGTGCTGGCCGATCTCAAGGGTGAGCATGACCGCTTCTTGATGTGGGTAGCCGCCCAGCGTGCCCAAAGCCTCAAGGCCCAGGGCAAGGAAAACTTGTTCTCCGAGCAGGACATTACCAGCCTCAAGACCTTGAACGATGGCCAGATGCAGGACGGCTCCAGCCGCAAGCAGGCCTATGCCAAGGCGCTGATGCAGCTCAATAGCTTCAATGAGAGCGTGCTGCGCATGGCCAAGGAGTCGGGGTTGATTGACCAGGACGCCTACGATCTGATGAAAGACCAGCCCTATGTGCCGTTTTACCGCCTCATGGAAGAAGAGGGCGGCTTGCAGGGGCCGAGTTTTTCCAAGGGGCTGACCAATCAGAAGGCTTGGAAGAAACTCAAGGGTGGCACTGAGCAGCTTAATGCCGATCTGCTGCAGAACATGCTGCTGAACTGGGGCAACCTGTACGCAGCATCAGCGCGCAACCGCGCTGCGCTGGCCACCATGGACGCAGCCGACAAAATGGCGGTGGCCTACAAGGTGCCAAGCGACACCAAGGGCGCTGCCAAGGTGATGCGCGACGGCATGACCGAGCATTGGATGGTGGAGGATCCGTACTTGCTGGAAGCGATCAGCGCACTGAACTACCAGGCCAGCCCTCTGATGAAACCGCTGGCCAAGGCTAAGCAGTGGCTTACGCTGGGGGTAACGGTGAACCCCACCTTCAAGGTGCGCAACCTGATCCGTGATGTGGTGTCCTCGATGGCCATGGCGGATCTGAGCTACAACCCGGCAGCCAACGTCGCCAAGGGCTGGAAGCTGACGGCGCGTGATTCTCAGGTCTATGCCTCAATGCTGGCCTCTGGCGGGGTGATTAAATTCGGCACCCAAGAGCAGACTGACCGCGCACGCAAGCAGGTGGCCAAGCTCTCTGGGGTGGTGTTGGACCAGAATGGCGCCCAGAAGCTATGGGGCCAAGTGAAGGCGCTGTATGCGGTCTATGACGAGTTTGGCGACCGCACGGAAAACATCAACCGTACAGCGCTGTATGACCGTCTGATCGCCAAGGGACACAGCCACGCAGAGGCTTCTTTCATGGCGCGCGACCTGATGGACTTCTCCATGGGCGGCAGTGCTCCCGTGGTGCGATTCCTGACGCAATCGGTGCCGTTCTTGAATGCCAGATTGCAGGGGCTGTACAAGTTGGGCCGCGCAGCCAAGGAAGACCCGCGCCGCTTTGCCACGGTAGCCATGGCAGTGAGCGTGGCTTCGCTGGGACTCATGGCAGCCTACGCCGATGATGAAGATTGGAAGCGCCGTGAGGACTGGGACCGCGACAGCTACTGGTGGTTCAAGATTGGCGAGACTGCCTATCGCATTCCCAAGCCTTTCGAGGTAGGGGCGATTGGCACGCTGGCCGAGCGCACAGCAGAGGCCATGTTCAGCGAGGAGATGGATAGCAAGCGGTTTATGGGGCGTATCAGCCACATGGTCAGCCAGACCTTTGCGTTTGACCCGGTGCCCCAAGCGTTCAAGCCGTTGCTGGACATTTATGCCAACAAGGACAGCTTCACGGGCCGCGCCATCGAGAGCCAAGCGGACCAGCGCTTGCGCCCTGAAGACCGCTACAGCGAGCGCACTTCCGAGGTGGCGCGCTTCTTGGGACAGCTCGGATTGCCAGACCCTGCGCAGTTGGTGAAGGGTGAGTACACGGGACTAAGCCCCAAGCAGGTTGACCACTTGCTGCGTGGCTACTTCTCTTGGATGGCTGCGGCGGCAACCACCGCGACCGACTACCCGCTGCGCGCGCTGGCAGACCGAGGCGATCGACCTGACATGCGTCTCAAGGATGTAATCCTGGTGGGCAACTTTGTGGAGAGCTTGCCAACGGGGGGTAGCCGCTACGTGACAGCGATGTATGAGCAGTCGCGGCAGGTTGAGCAGGCCTATGCCTCTTACCGTGACGCATTGGCATCGGGCGACAAAGAGGCTGCGGCAGACATCATGGACAGCGATGGCGACAAGATTCGCAGCCGCGCATCAGTGGCAACGGCCACCAAGCTGCTGGCCCAACTCAACCAGCAGGCCAAGCGCATTGAGGCCGACCCCAGTCTGAGCGGCAGTGTCAAACGCGAGCGCTTGGTGCAAATTGAGCAGCGCAGGCATACCATTGCCCAGCGTGTGATGGGTGCTAGCGCATCTTTTCCCAGCAAAACTGAAGGAAGCTGACGAAGAATACGAGGCAAGCAATGGATAGCGCCCACGAATAGGAAAAGATCAGGTATCCCACAAAGAGGCAAGTGAGCAGGCACCGCCAGCCCTTGCCTCGACTTTCCTTGAAGCCGTCGCGCACGATGACGTACACCAAGAAAGCGTAGAAGAACAGGACTATTCCCAGCGCATCGCCCTGGCCATATTCCAAGTCAGCTTGCCAACTGGCAAAGGAGGTAGTTGGCAGAAGTGCTAAGGCAATCAGGGTATGAGGCATTGGCTGACTTTGTGGTGGCAATTGCTTAATTGCAGTGAACCATGTCGCCTACACGAACACATGTGCCGCCGGAGGGGCTTGTCATAGTGACAGAGCCTGGGCCGTGGCCGTGATAAGTGCCGCCTTGGTTGTCGTAGCAGAAGCCGCCTGCGCAGTGCGTCATAACAGATGGCGGAGGCGGAGGTGACGCTCGCCTCTGGGTGCTTCGCTTCTTCCGGTCATCAATACTCCCGCCGTTGGGTAAAAGTGTGGAGATTGTTTTTCGCCCTGCCGGGTTTGAAGGGGATCGCGAAAAAGCTGTGCCACCACTTCTATTTACCGAAACGTCGTTTCCTGAGTAATCGTTTTGATAGCTTGTGGAGGATGAGCCGTAGTTAATGATTTGGCTGGGCATTACAGATACAGCGCCTTTTTGCATAGTTGCGCGCTCGCCACTGCATGGCTTGTCGGAGTAAACGTTCCGGCCATTTTCAATGCATTTGAAAACTTGCCCGTAGGACTGCTGACCAACACCAAGCGTGAATGCTGTAGCCAAGAAGATCTTTAGGACAGCTGCTTTCGATTGCTTCATAACCTCTTGCCCCCATGTGTTTTCTTTGAATGTACCAGCTGTCGCGCCCAAGGCCTTGCGCCAGCAGTTGCGGGACATGGCGCAGGAGGAAAGTCGGTGATAACTGTCGGTTGAGTCGATGGCCGTCTGCATACCGTAAGTGGCAGACGGCTTTCGACCGAGGCTGTGTGGAAACGCATTTTTGCTGAGTCAGCTATCGACACTCCATTGCACAGTCGGTCTTGAATGGCTTCGCCTATTTTTTGGAACATGGAGGCACTCAAGGCATTTGGGTGCCAAGCCATGCCGCTTTGCAGCTAAAAATTGAGCCACAAAGGCTTACGCCGGCACAGATCGCACCGCTTGCATCATGTTTTGCGCACCGAAGATGCGCATCACACGTTTGAAGTTGTAGGCCAGCACATGCAGGCTCATTTCAGTACCCACATGTGCCAATGTCTTAGTCAAGAAGTGGGTGGAGCCCATCCAGTGTTTGAGCGTCCCAAACACATGTTCTACCGTGCGCCTGCGCACGGTCATAGCATCGGTTTTTGTATTCAACCGTTCCTGCATGCGCTCCAGTACATCTTCATGCTCCCAGCGGCGAATGCGTCTGTTCTGACTCGTGGTGCATTCGCTCTTTCGAAGGCAGCCAATGCAGGCACTGCTCCAATACACCCGCACATTCAGGCCACTGCGCTCCACCGTGTTGCAGCGGTAAATCGCAATCTCGCCCGCAGGGCAGCGGTATTCATCCGTTTCAGGTAGATAGACAAAGTCAGACTTATCGAAGCGGCCCTCCGCCTTGGCATTCGATGTCAGCGGCTTGGGCACAAATGCCTCAATGTCCGCATCCTCACAGGCTTTGATTTCCGGCCCATTGAAGTACCCACGGTCTGCCAGTGCCTGCAGGCTTTCTACTGCCATTTCATGCTTGGCAGCTTTACCCATCTTGCTCAACTGCGCACGGTCATTGCCAATGTTGGTTACTTCGTGGGCCACGATCAGATGGTTTTGCGTATCAACAGCAGCTTGCACGTTGTATCCCACAACTCCTTGGCCTTTGGAGATCATGACCCGTGAATCAGGATCTACCGTGGATATTTGGCCATCAGGCTGCTGCTTGAGTTGCTCTTGTACTTGCTCCAGTTTTTGCATCTGCAAGCGCAATAGCTCAATCTTTTCTTTCAAGCGCTTGGTTTTAACCTCGACCTCAGCAGGCTGCGTACGGTCTGCAGTTTCTAGGGCATCCAGGTAACGCTGAATGCTTTGCTCGATCTGACGCTTGCGACCTTCAATCTTGCCGTTGCTGAAGTTGTTATCGCCGTTATTAACCGCTTTGAATTTGCTTCCATCAATGGCAACGATGGCCTGGCTAAAGAGCTTGAGCTCCCTGCAAAGACCAATGAAGTGGCTGCAGACCTTGCGAATGCCAACTCCGTTGTGATGGCGGAAGTCCGCAATCGTTTTAAAGTCTGGAGCCAAGCGTCCTGTCAGCCACATCAACTCCACATTGCGCTGCGCTTCCCGCTCCAGCCTGCGGCTGGACTGGATGCGGTTGAGGTATCCGTAAATATAAAGTTTGAGAAGTACTGCAGGGTGATACGCCGGACGCCCTGTACTTGCAGGTGCAGCCCTGTTGAATCCCAGAGCACGTAAGTCCAACTCATCAACAAAGGCGTCTACGACACGTACTGGATTGTCTTCACCAATGAAGTCATCCAGGCACTCTGGCAGCAGCGTGACCTGATCTCGACATTCACCCTCGATGAAGCGCTTCAT